CCGGCGCCCCAGAATTCGACGATGTCGCTTGCAACTACAACCTCTTCATTGTTGTCTGTGATGATCTCATCCAAAGCCTGATTAACAGATCCTTGTACCAGTTCGCTCTCTTCATCCAGCGTATCATCGAAAGTTTTTCCGACAAACTGATACAGGTTGGATTTACTAATATAGCTAAGCACACGAGAGTTTGTCGTGCTGCTTTTGTTGAGCATATTGTAGACCTTGTCGTTCCAGTAGATATCGAACTTCATGCAGATACGACGGATCGCAGACTTCTCATCACCAAGTACAGTCTTGTAGTGCTGATACATCTCCTCTACACAATGCCGGCAAACAGGTAAATAACCACCGTTCTCACGGTAAATCGGGCTTTGGGAAGCAGGGAAGTTTCCCTTTTGCTTCGTGAAATTACGCGTACACCGCGTACAGTAAAATTTGTCGGGGACATCCTTGATCGGTGCCGCGACGCCCGGACTGGATTTGGTTATCTTACTCTGTTTTGGCATATAAGATCACCTCAGTCTCGGATGATTCCCTCTTTAACCTCACGCTTCAGCAGCTTGCCGGGAGTAAACTTGGGAGCGCGGTAAGAAGGAATAACGATACGCTCCTTGGTCTGGGGGTCAACGCTCTCTCTTTCAGAGCGCTCACGAACATCAAATGTGCCGAAGCCACGGAACATCACGGATTCACCATCAACCAGAATTTCCTCCAGTGTACGGATGAAGTCGTCCATAATGATACCAGCTTCATGCTTCGTATAACCCTTTTGCGCGAGGCGCGTAATAAAATCATCTCTCTGTAACATAAAAACACCCTTTCATATTCCTGTTTTACAAATCAGTCAGCTTCGCAGGCTGAACTGTTTTAATGCCAGTCTCGTCAAAATACTGATCCAATTGCTCTTCCGTGGTCAGGTCTTTGTAAAGACGAACCATGTCGCTGGAAGTCCAGCCAATAATCTCCTGAATCACTCCGTCTGGCAAACCAGAGCGAGCAAGATCGGTTGTAAAATAGTGTCGGAGAGCGTGCCAATAGAAGTCCACGCCGATCACTTTGCCAAATGAAATAGCCCAACTATTCAATGTCTCAGGCTTCATCTGCTGTGTGGGATCATCCCTTAGCGGGAAAAGCCAAACGCTCTCAATGCCATCTCGCTTGCGCTGCTCCATCCAGCGGTCAAAGTAAGGCTTAAAGCCTTTCGCCAGAGTGTAGCAGTAGATATACTTGCCAAGTCCGAAACCCTTTGTCTTGATAGTTTCGCTTGTCTTGTACAGGGCACCGCCGCAAACAAGATTCTCGTCCTTGAAATCGTCAACCTTAAAACGCACAAGCTCAGACTTTCTTCGGCCTGAGTGCATAGCAAGCGCAAGCATACAAGCCTTTTCATGCTTGCCTGCGTCGGTCAATGTCTGCAGCAAAGTGTTAAGTTGCTCCTCAGATAAGACTGTCTTATCACGGACAGGCTGATTGACCGGTGATTCGATTTTGCGGACGATGGAACGAAAATCCTTAAACTCGTCTTCGTCGTCAAGGATCGCTTCAATGTAATTGGAAAGCGAAGAGATAGCGGACTTGATGCGCCGCACTCTGGACGGAGAGTTGCCGTTTTCGTTGATAAGCCAATTCTGGAAGGATACGAGATCTCGTTTGGTAACACTGGCAAAATTCTTGTTGCCAAGATTCTTCATGCAGTACACGAAGAAAACCTCAAGATCGTTCTCGTAACCACGAATTGTTCCAGGACTTCTCTGCACGGACTTCAAATAGTCCAGAAAATCCTTCTTCAATCGCAGATTCTCAGAATTGACCTGCGCGACAAGCTCGGGGCTTGTCAGATCGTTCATCTGTGTGCTTCTCGGCAAACAAGCCACCTCCTCGTCGTTGTTTTGAGAAAAAGAAAGCGGGATGGGGTTGTCAACCCCTCCCGCTTGCTATAGCACATTTAATACTTAATTTAAGGGCACCGGATAGGAACACCGGACGCCATCACTGTCACACACGCACACCATTTGTTCGGCACGACCATAAATTCTTTTCTGAACGCAGTAATCGTCCATACCGAGGAACGAACCCGCCATGATGGTCTTGATACCCTGCACATCGTCGATCTTATTGTGATGCAAATGGCCGGACAGAACCGCGTACAACGGCTTCTGTACCATTGTCTGCAGAGCCTGCACCTTGCCTGAGCTTCCGTCAAAATCACCGTGTACGCCACAGTAGATCTTCCCACGAACTTCGATAAGGTACATAGTGTGGTCAACCTTTTCACCGCCACCAACAAAAACATTTTCGAAGTTCTGCAGGCGTGCTGCCAGATACCACTCCACAAGATCGTCAAGCCGCTCAGAAATCAGAGCCTTGTCCTTGTTGGGATCAATACGGCTGTGGTTGCCAGCGACACTGACATATGTGACCGTTTTGAAATGTTTGCTCAGCTCCGCAAGGAACTCAGCAATCAGCTCGGACACACCCTTGATTTGGTCGATCACATTTTCCTTATTGGTAATAGCAATAGACTGATGGATGTTTCCGCTGATCTCATCGCCATTCGCCCACACAATGCAGTTCTCACTACCGTGTGTTTTGGCAATGGAGATGATCTTGTCAAGATATCTGCACATCATCATGCGGCAGACATCGGAGTTATATGTATTCCAGTAGTTCTGGATATTTGCGCCGTAGTGAATATCGTTCAGACTGACAAGCAGGTCGTTATCAGACGGTTCGATTTCCGTCCGCTGATAATTAAGCTGCGGCAAGTTGCCAGACCGAATTGCATCAGACAGGATCTCATTCAGTTCTTCCTGCCGAGAACGCTCTCGGATCACTTTATTTAGCGCGTTGCGCTGATCGAAAAATTTCTGACGCTCCTTTTGAACCTCAATCCTCTTTGCGTCCAGCTCGCTCAAAATATCGTCGGATGTAATTCGCTTTGCTGCTTCTTCACCCAACAGCTCCAGAGTTCGTCTGCTGCCGTACATCATTCTCCGTGCGACATCAGAACTGTACTCTTTTCCATATACATAAGGTGCAAGTTCGGAATAGTCCTCATCGGCAAGCGTCCCATCAACCAACTTACCAAAAATAAGGCGCTTGTGATACGCCAAATCCGTTTCGTTTGGCTGTCTTGAAAGCTTGTCCATGTATTGTCCTCCTTACTTTACCGCTGCGTAACGCGAAGCTCTTTTAGAAGGCGCATGGCGTTTTTGTTCTCTTCCATATAATACCTATGGCGCTTTGACTTCTGCTTGACTGTTCTACGGATGTGAACATTCGGCATCCGTTCCGCAATGATTTCCTTTTCCTGATCGGTAATAATAACCACGATAAACTCCCTTTCGGTCAAAAATTCGCTTCATAAATAAGCGTTGATACATTATTTTATTACATTTATAGAAACACTGCAAACAGTGCCATAAAGCCCGTAAACACAGGCTTTATTGGCATGGTCTATTTCAAAGTTTTTTGAAATGGGGACTTACTGGAGAATCGTCCCGTTCTTATAGTTTTCACGCGTCTTTTGACGATTGATGTCCACCGCGCAGTCAGGGCAGTATTTCTGAGCATTGCTTGCCCGCTTGATTACGACCCCGCAAGCCGCACACTCAAAATACGGCTCTCCGCAATAACGCATATACTGGTAACCGAGATTGCGGTAATCGGTGATAACCAATACCGGCTCACCCTCGTCATCAATGCATCTTACATTGATGTTGATGTTGTCCACCTTGCGACTAAAGCGAATCAATCCAGCTTCGCGCAAATCGTTCAGCATAAGCGACTGCCGTTTGATTGGTGTCACCACATTCGCCATCTTGAAGATCTCCTTGTCGGGACGATTAACCCACCCATTATTCTTATCGCTGACCATGTTGCAAAACTTCGCAAGACAGATCAGTGTAAACATTAGCCGCTTCATCTGCTTGCCTACAAGGGCGTCGCAGATATCTAATTCCTTTTGGGTGATGGGAATACCGTCAATTTCAATCAGTGGATATTTGTCAGTATCTTTCACCTGTCGGTCAATGGCGTCCTGCCACTTGACAATGTTGATTGTGGGATCACACTTCAACATAAAGGATTCCAACATAGTATGTATCTCGGACTTCTTATAGCCTTCCGCCCGATAGTATCTTGCCACCCGACCAAGCGTTTCTAAGGGCTTTGAGTCGAGCGCACATCTTTGTAACGCTTCAATAGCGCATTCTCTTTCATTCAGAACAATGCTCATTTGTATCCCCTCCAATCCGCTTTATTGAAAATGAAAACCGTTCGCCGCCAAACTCAATGTCACCAGTAGGATCGATGACTGGGTAGGAAATGTACCCATCGTTTCGGTTCAGCAGATTTTCAATGATCTCCTCGCTCGCGATATCCCAGACGAACTGCTTGGAGCCCTCTCGCTTATAGCAGATATCAAGGAGAATATCGCACAACTGCAGATTGTTGGAACAAACACTCTGGCATTCACGCTTAAAATCCTGGATCATCACACTCTTGTGGTTAGCGTTTTCATCATCATCAATACGCTCTTTCTTTGCGTACTGCATATAGTCCTGGGCGCGTCGATTATAGGCACTGTAAAGCTGCAGCACCGCGTTGTATTGCGCCGCTGTGTAATCCTGATCACTCTTCATAATGGTGTAATCAAAATCGAAATCGTTGTTGTGTCGCGCTATGTAGCCGTCGAATTCCTGCTCAAATCTTCTGCAGATCCGATTCATAACGCAACCATGTACACCAACCGGCATCTTCGCATGGTAGTATCGAATGAAGTCTCTCTCCATGCTGGTGAGCTTGTCTTCGGGCTTGCTCAGAAGCTCGTCAATCGTTAGGCGGAACTCACGGATGGACTTCTTGTTGGTGTTGGATATATATGTATTATACTGCTTCATCATCGTGGGGTAGATGTACCGCATGAAGTACGGTTTCTTATCCGCGATGACCCGCAGATTGAACTGGCGCAGCTCTTCATCTTCAATGTCACAGCTACGGTTTGAGTTGCGGTCGTACCATTCTTTCGGCATGGGCTTGGCGATGATGCCCTTGGCCTTGTCGATGGCGTTCTGCTGGAAAAGCTGACCGCACTTGATCCGGTAGTCCAGAACTTCGTATTCCTTAGACCCCTTTTCAAACTGGGCGATCACATCGAACATGGATGTAATACGGTTGGTGATCTTGCCGATGTCGTCACCAAAGCTGTCAATGTTGGACTGGAT